CCAACACCTTCAATATAGAATGTATTGTTTTCATACATTTCAGGAACAACATTGCCTGTAAATTCTATCTTCATACCATTTGATAGTTCTATACCGTTGCTACTTTTATAAAATTGTTTCCCAACAACTTCCTTGTCAACATCGATAAATGTAGCTTCACTAATATCTTTTACAATAATAGTACCACTTGCTTCTAAATCATTTGCAGCCGTATAATACAATATATCAGGAGTATCTGTGCTTAGTTGTAAAGTACTAACACCCTTTTCTAATCCTTGTATGCTAACACCCGACTGTACAATTATACTAGAACTATCTAATTCAAATCCGTCTGTAAGTGTTTTTTTAGTTTTAATGGTAAATGGCAAGTTTGGTGTATCAATATCAAACTTGTATGTAATTCCTCTATAAAGAGTAATTGTAGGGTTATTTGTTAATCCATCTGGACTAAAAATGTATGTATTATTATCATTATTGTCGCCAATACGTACAGTATATGTACTTTCAACATCAACTGTGTTTCCGGCGATGCCGATATTCTGAGGGCCTAACGGTAACCAATAGTATTCACGGAAGTTGCTAAACTTGTCCCAATCAATACTAGGGTTCCACGCATAAAACTCTTGTTGGTTAAATGTACTATGATTGTTATTAGTTTTATTAAAGTTGTTTAATTGGTTTACAAAGTCATTGTAATCTTTGTAAAACGTAACGTTGTCAAGATTATCTTTAATAACTGCTGCTGGTTCTAACTGGTAATTGAATCTGTCAGATGATACATCGCCAATGTAATTGTCATTAGCGGTGAATGCTTTAGAAGATTGTCTGCCGATGTACCCGTTTAACTTTTCTACAACGCCTGGCTGTATTAATTGATCAAGTGTACTGTTTAAAAATTTCTTGTTAGGAACAGTTCTAAAAAATCTTGGAAGGAAGGATTCACTTTTTCGTTTACCATCACTGCTATTCGGCAATGGTTGTTCATTTTGATCATTATCGTAAGACATTATTAATTAGTCCCCCCAGTTGTAGATAATCCACTACTTTGTATTCCTGTATTTACTGATGTTGCATCAGTAACAATTGATCCACTTGAACGTAGACGTGTAGCTGTTACACTATCAATTAATTCAACATTATTAACAGTTGAACTGCTTATAAAAATTTCATCTGATTCGGATTTTATTTCAAACAAACTACCAAATGTGCTAGTTACTTGAGTTGGTACAATTACAAATGTTACTAAGTTAGGCGAAAGTTGTTGCATAACATATGTGCTTAATTCTGTAAAATAAAACGACTCGCCAAATTCCCAGTTTTCAAGTGCAAAAAATTCATTAATTGCAGCTATCACTCTAGTTTTAATTTCATTATCATTAATTACAATATCCGGATTCTTTACAATTTTAAATGTTGCTTGAAGATCTGAATCAGCATTATCGCCAAACATTACTTTATATTTAACTGGATGGTATATAATTTCATCACTAATTGACTTAATATTATTAAGCTTTTGACCGTAACTTAAATATAGTGCGTCACTACTAGGTGCTAACGGTTTAGTAGCAGTTGTTCCGTTAATGTATAATCTAAACGCATCATCATATGTCTTAGTTAGTAAATAAACATCTACAATATTACTAACACTTGGGTCAATTCTTGTGCTTTCGTCTGCTGCATGAACATAATGGAATTTAAGATTATCGCGGCCTATTTTAGCACGGTAATTTTGTGAAGTAATAAGATTGCCTGATGTTTTATCTAAAACTTGGAATAAATCTTCTCTTATAAAATAAAATATTTGTCCATTATCGTACTCAGAAGTACTATTTAGATTGTCTTTATTTGTAACAACTTGTATGCTGCCTGTACTAGTAGTAAAGGTATAGCGGCCGAGCTGAGTAGGTGCCTCTGTTGCAATATAATTGTATTCTTCAACACCGTCAATTGTAGTTGCTTTTAATTGAAATACATATTTTTTTAATATATTTGCAGATTCGTTAACAATTTCTTCAAATATCTCAGGGTTATCAACTACGCCGTCGTCATCTTCGTCAAAGAAGCTAACTTGAATTTTACTGCTGTCTACATACCCTTCAGCATCTCTGTATTCTTCAACAATTTCCCAATCAAAGTCAACTGTAAACGGGCTAGTCGAATCGGGTTGATTATTAATATTCAATACTGATATTTTATCTTTAATAATTTTGCCGGTTCTATTATTGTAAATTTTATCTGAACTATCAAAGTAGAATCTAATTTCTTCTGCACTTTCAAACACATACCTACTACCTCTATAAGTAATTGTGTATGTTTCTCCGTTAGTTTCAAATAATAATAACCAACTTGAATCTAACTGTTGGTTAGTTGAGTCTCCAGTTTTACCTATACTAAATGCACCATTGACATTTAAGTTATTACTAGTTATTAATCTCCATTCGCCTATATTGGTGTCAAATCGTAATCCAAATGCATTGTATGCAAATATTTGATCAACTAATTGTGAAGATACTGCTTGTTCTAATTCTGTAGATAACCGTGGAATAATTTCTGCTAGCTTAGATCCTGCTGGAATATTATCATTAAGAATAACAGGTCCGGTTCCGTCTTCGTTTGTAATAGTGCCGTCACCAATTACACTAATAATTTTAGTCCATTTATATGTTACAGCGCCTGCTACATTTGCAGTGCCTGTTATTAGTGCATTATTATTTTTACTTTGGAAATATTTTCCTGCAGGAGCTGTAAATTTAACAAGTGTGCCTGCTTTTAATAATTTTAAAGTACTTGCAGTAAATCTACCTAGTTGTGAGCGAGTGCCAACTGTATTAGTAAAATACCCTGTATTTTGGTTAGTATCAATAGTTTCACTATTCCAAGTTACGCCTAAATCACTTACTAGAGTCTTAGGAAAACTGTTGTAATAATAATTTTTTACTATTTTATCGTTAAGTATGCGCTCAATTACATTTGCAATTGTACCTTCTATATCTGTTTTTGTAACAAAATTAAAATTTACTTTTGGAGTTAAAAACTCTTTTGTTATAATACCGTCAATACCAAATAAATTAGTCTTAGAATATTTGCCAGTTGCATCTATTAAATCTAAATAGCGACTAATTCCACTTGACGTTCTGTTTACACTTTTTACTTTGATAATTTCTTGGCTAATGCCTAAAGGTGCAATTTGATAGTCTTCAGCAGTTATCATTCTATTTTGTGTATAGTACGTTGCCGGCGCATTACGTTTAATGCTTTCATTTGATTCGCTGATACTAGCATTATCAACTGTGTACTGCAAACGAAAGGTTAGTGTAATCTGTTCAATTTTGCCTACCTTGCTAATATAAGGAACTTTAATACTTACGCCACGCATATCTGCAGGTTCAATAACTAAACGTTGATTTTTACTTGTTCTATAATATGTTTTAAAATTACCTTGTGGTAGATTACCAAAGGTGCCATCAGAAAATATTAAACTAATTCTGTCATTTGCTCGTGTTAGGACACTATAAATATTTCTAATACTCTTACTTAGACTATTATAAATTACATTATTGCCTTCTACTGCATCAACTTTAGACCATAGCTCTTCTTCTATTCCAAAATTATCAGTTTTGTAAAGCCAAACATCTGAATTATTAATATTAGTTGCGTCAATAGCAACAACTTGGTTAGTACTAGGACTACTAACTACAAATGCACCCTGGTCTAATGTACCTTGTGTGAACCGGCAAAAATAACCTGTATTAGAACTAGCAGGGCCGCGGCCATCATTTCTATATAAGAACGCAAAGTTGTTACCTGGAAAAGGTGCTTCTTCTTTAATTTCACCACTATCGACATCTGTAGATACAATTTCAAATTTAGTAGTTGATCCACTAATTGATTTATTAAATCCGTATACAGGCACTTCAGAATTAGCACTGTTTAATCTATATTGTTCTGTTGGAACTCCTGCAACAGTATCTTTTTTAGCTGGTCGACCTATATTAGAATTAACAGGAAGAGCTGCATTTAATATCTTTGTAAACTGTTCTTGCCAATTAGGGTTACTTGGATCATTCCATACAATGGACTGATTTTCTAAATTAATATTATTTGAATCTCTAACACCCTCAGATGTATTTACCGCATCAATTTTCAAAATACCATTTGCTGCTTGATTGCGTTTAGGATTATAAGATAGCATACGTGCAAGGCGGAGAACTGATTCTCTACGTTCTGCAAGCTCTAAAAAGTTCTCACGTGCATTTAAGTCTGTACGGAATGCAATGTTTTGCCCTAGAAAAGCAATTAGGTCAATAAGTGCAAGGTACTCTGAACTTTCAATGTAGTCGTTAAAATCTTCTGGATAATTTTGACGAATATAATTAATCATTGTTCGACGTAAATTGTCGAAATCATATGATTTAAAATCTGCGTTTCTATAACTCTGATAGATACGCTTCCAATCTTCTGCTACTAATAAACGATTTTGTCTGTCTGTACTTGACATGGATTTGCTTTCCTCTTAACTATACAGTATTTATTCAAATGAATAAACTACATATATAATTAGTTAGCTAAGAATCCGTTATTTTGATCAAATGTTAATCGCATACTTTCAGCAATATTGTAAGGTAAAAATACTAATGTAGTATCTATTTGCAAACCGCTCTCATATTGGTCAACTGTAATTTCAGTAACATTAACTCTTGGATCGTAGTTAACAATAGATGTTACATTATTTGCAATTATTTCTTTAAGAGTTTCAGTTAATGGTTCGTATAATATGTCCCATATAATTGTTCCAAAACTAGGATTGCTAAGTAACTCTCCTTGCCTAATGTGAAAATGGTTAATAATATCTTGTTTTACAAGCTGTATGTCATAAAGCTTAAATCCAGTACTATCAGGGTCAACTGTAGAAAACCCATTATAGGTTTTTTCGCCAATTCCGTAATCAGGGCGAGTATTACCTTTGACAGTAATCTCTTTATATAACTTTTTCTCTAATGTGCTCATACTATATTTACCTTATTATCTAGGGCCTGATCTAGATGATCCTGTTAGTGTAGTAGTCGTCGGTGCTATTCCAGTAACATTGTCAAGAGTTATACTGTCACTACCGGCACCTGCTCCTGCTGTACCAGTACCCGAATATATAGGTGCTTCAGGACTAGGTTGTTGAATGCCTTGAACGTTTTCAATAGACACAGGGCCTGATCCTCCAGCTGCCGCCGATGACCCAACTCCTCCATATTCGCCGGAGTTTGTTCTACTCGGTGTACTTGTAACTTGTGCTCCAGCGCCTGCACTTCTTTCAGCATCAGTTAGTCCATCTCCAGGTTCATCAACATTAGATGCCCCTGATTCTTCGGTAGCTACGCAGGCTCCGAATGTGTCTTCTTGTGCAACTGCATCACTACTTGTTTCACTACCTGATCCAGTAGGAACTACTGAAGGGTCTGATGCTGCACTAGCTGTTGCAGCCGCTGCGCCTCCACTATTCATATTAATAGTTCCTGCTGTTTCTCGATGTCCTGCACTTGCAATATTACTTGTACCGCCGCATGTTAGTCTGCCATCTGCTCCTACGCTGACATCCCAATTTGCTCCAGTTTGAGTTGACATTTGATTAGCAGCAATCATGTTTATATCTGCGCCGGCTTTAAAATTAATATTTTTTCCAGCGTCAAAGTTTATATCTTCGTCTGAATGAAAACTCATATTACCTTTTGAATAAACTTCAATAGTACCTTGCGCTGTCATCTCTATCCAACTCTGTCCACTACCGTGTGCAATGTATATTAAGTCTTCTGTATTGTGTAATAATATTTGGTGACCTGTGCGTGTTTTTAGCCTTAATAATTCGTTAGCCGGAAGCATAGGATCGCCTCCGTCGGCTAATGAAGCATATACACTAGGTGTAGTTGCTGCTGGTCCTTTTCTAAATGAGCTAGGATCGCCGTCGTCCATTACAAACGAAGAGCCAGTTAATCTTGATGCAGGTCGAGATATTTGTGAATTTGTACTACCTATCGTTACAGTTGGTTTGCCAGGGCGACGATCTAATGGCCCCGGAGTACTCATGCCAAATACCATACTAGGTACTTCACGTCTAGCACTCGAAGTAGTAGTTCCTCTTATTTGATCATTTAATAATCCTGCACGTTCTAAAATAGCCTGTGCGTCAGTATTAACAGGTTTTAAAAATGTAGTAGGTTGATTTCCTGATCCAGTTTCAACTTTTTTATTATATTCACTAACTGGCAATATTTTTGCTTGATCAGTTGTATTATTTTTTGTACTAGCATTGCCCGGGAGCATAAAATTCATAAATTTCTTTGGAATACATCCTATCCAAAATCCCTGACTCTTGTTTCCTTCTGCAAAAATAACTAATACTTCTGAATCAACATCCGGCGGCACTGCCCACATTCCGTAACTTTTTTGGGCGTAATCAAATCCGTCATTTTCACTTGTGCCTGCGAGCGGAGTTGTACCATAAAACGGACTTAGATAACTTACAATGACCTTTTCGCCACTTGCGTCTGTAGTATTACCTTCAGTTGAATATTTTAGTAATTCAACTTCTAATCTTCCCATGTATTCGCTGTCCAAGTGCCCTTTTACTATTGCTCTAAATGGGCCTGGGCCGTCAAACGAACT